TTCTATGTCGGCGTGGCTGACGAGATCAAGGCCGGCGGCATCGAGGCGTTCTACCACTACCTGGTGCACGAGCTGGACATGGGCGACTTCAACGAGCACACCAAGCCGCTCTACAACGAGGCGAAGGACAAGCTGATCGAGAAGAGCCTGGCGCCGCCGGAACGCTTCTACCGCGAGTGGTCCAGCGGGCTGCTGCCGATCCCGTTCGTGACCTGCAGCGTGACCAGGCTGTACGAGGTGTTCAAGGTCTGGTGCGGCCGCTCCGGGGAATCCAAGTACACGTCGCAGACCCTGTTCAGCCCAGCAGTGGAACGGTACGCCGGCGGGGCGCTGAAGCAGCACACGATCAAGTACGAGCTCGAGTCCGAGGTGAAACAGCGCTTTGTCTTCCTCATTGGCGACCAGCCGGCGGGCAAGTCGTACCGGGAATGGGCTGAGTCGACGGCCGGGATCTTCGAGAAGGGTTTCCGGACATATCGCCGGGGTGATGCGGACGATGTTGACACTCAACCCTCAACATTCACATAAGCCTCAACACGGATAACTCATTGTTAATAAAGGGAATGTTGACGGTGTTGAGGGTATTGACGGTTTTTCCAAGCTCCACGCGCACGCGGAGGGGTAGAGCAAGGCAAGCCAAGAGAAGAAGCAGCGGAATTTAATTCAACTCAATTTCAATTTAACCCTCAATACTCTCAATACTGTCAATAAAGATAATGAAAACAAAAGGTTAGGTGTGTTGAGGGTGTGTTGACGGTGTTGAGGGTTTGTCGAAAAGAAATAAAACAACGAGGCGGGGGTGATGGTGGCGAAAGGCAGTCTGAGGGAACAGATGCCGGTCACGGCAGCATGGATCGATGAAATGAGGGCGGCGTTCGGAAAGGAGTCGATCGACGGGCAGCTCAGGAAGGCGATGAAGGGCGAGCCGGTGTTTTTCGCCCAGGAGAACGGGCATACGGTCGGTACACCAAGCCCGGCAAGGGTGCGAGTGCAGTGGGACCAGCGGGGAAGGGCGTACGTGGTGGGCGGGACGCCAGATCAGGGAAACGAAACGACAAAATTCGAAGCCATGCAGCTTCGAGAACAAAAACTGAAAGGGATGAAATGATGGGAGTAGCAGCACGGTGGGTGTTGGAAGAACCGATCTTCGAAGACGCAGGACAGGCGGTACACGTGGCCTTCCTGGTGATGGCGCAGCCGGCCCGGCAGGATGCGCCGTTCCGCAAGGCGCTGATCCGTTCGATGGAGTCGATCAACCTGAGCCCGGGGCAGCGCCACTGGCTCGACCAGCTGCGCGGCGAGGCTTCGGGCAAGGTCAACTTCGGCGGCCTCGACATGAACGAGGTGCGCGCGCAGTGCGTGATGATCCAGCAGGCCGTGGCAACCAAACTGCCGGACCCGGAGCGCTGGGTGCTGCTGGCCAAGTACGGCGAGATCGAATTCGAGGACGTGGCTGAGGAGCCGGGTTCGCTCCAGGTGGGCACCGCGCGCGAGCTCGCAGATAGGAGCCTGCGCTCAGCCCGGGCGAAAATGGAACAGGCGCGCGTCGAGCTCGAGGCGGCGCGGGGCCACTACCTGTCGATGCAGCATCGGATCATGCCGCCCGACGTGCTCGAGTCGGCGCAGGAGCAGTACCACGCCGCGCACGACGCTGTGCGCGATGCCGGCGGGGAGGTGGCGAGGGCCGAGGCCGCCGAGCGGGCTGGGAGAATCGCACTCGAGAAGCTGTCGTCCTGCAGCCTCGTCAATAACGGGCCGCGCGCATCGGATGCGGGCGAGCCGCGCCGGCGCTACGCTTTCCCGGCCGAGCGCATTGCTGCCATCGACGGCCTGGCCCGGTGGTTCGCTCCGAGTTTCCCACGTATTAAGCCGCTGGCGATTTGCTGCATGCTGGGGAGGATGTTCGCCAGGCACAAGAAAATCGACATCAGCGCGCGCGATCTGGCCGCGCAGTTTGGCGGGAGCTACAGCACCTACCTGCGGGCATCGATGAAGATGAAGAACCACGTGCGCATGCTGGAAGAGAACGCGATCGCGCGTCTGGCGCCGCACTTGGCTGAACATGGTGTTGTTGCATTTGTTCAAGAAACTCGTTGACGACCGTGCACCAGACGCGGTACATTTTGGCCATTCTCGAAGCCATTGTGCCTTGAGTCAATTTTCCCGATTTCCGGAACCCCGCCTGGTGCAGACCACGCGGGGTTTTTCGTTTCTACCGAGTCTCCTGCGCTGACCCAACCAGCGCCTTTGCCGGCCGCGCCTCGGCGTGCCCCGGCGTTTTTATTCTCAACGACGAAAGGTGGTGATCCTGTCTCGATCCGCTGCAAAGCGGGGGATACAACGCGATCGTTCGTTTGCCCGGTTCGCCGGGCCTTTTTATTCGCAGTACCGCACGAGCATCTTAGACCGCCCTGCCCTGGCTCACAAGGGCTCGGCAGGACGGAGCGTGCGGGGAAGTTGTGGAACAGTGCAGGCGTCTGCACTGCATTGCCATCATTCCAGGGATGAGCAAATGGCACAGAAAGAACCTAACCCGCCGCCGGCAGGACGTAGGCCACCTCCGCCGCCACCACCACCGCGTCGGCGGACTGACGCGGCTGTGGTCGTGATGAATGCGCCTCGAACGGCGAGACTGTATGGCTAACGTTCAGATCGGAGGCCTGCCCGAGTTCATCAGGCGGTTGGATGCCATCGGGCAGAAGCAAGCGCCCTTCGCCATCGCCAGGGCGATGACCGTGACGGTGAAGCAGGCCAAGCTCGCCGAGGACAAGCACATTCTGGAGGCGTTCGACAAGCCGACGCCGTTCACCCAGCGCGCCGTGGCGTTCACCGGTGCGACGAAGAACAACCTGCAGGCATCGGTGTTCGTGAAGGATGTCCAGGCCAAGTACCTGGAGGCCGAAGCCGAAGGCGGCAAGCGTGAGTTCAAGTCGTTCGAACAGCAGTTCGCTGACGGTGGGCAGGTACAAGTGGCTCTCCCAGGGAGCGGCGCCCAGATCAACCAGTACGGCAACCTCACGAAGGCGAAGATCAAGCAGATTGCCGCAGCCGTGAACACGGGCGGTAAGTCGAAGCGCCTATTCCTGGGGCATCCCAAGGGCAGCACCCTACCGTCGGGCATCTACACCCGCATGCCGAACAACACCTCCATCGTCCCGGTGCTCGTGTTCGCGGCACAGGCCGTGTACCAGAAGCGCTTCCGGTTCAACGAGGTCGGTAGAGCGACGATCACGGCCGCGTTCCCGTCCAACATGGCGAAGGCCTGGGCTGATGCCGTCAGGACCGCCCGACGGTGAGGCAGACGCCTGACGTTGCACCAATGCAAATTTTTCAGGGTCCTCCCCGGGGTTCCCCCATCGTGGGTAATTCGCGCCTCGATCTTCGCGCCGTCACAGGATTTTTAAGGGGTAGTCAGCGGTAGTCAGTAGTCAGGTAGTCAGTACAAGGGTAGTCAATATGGCTTTGATGGGTTATCGGGCGTACTCGCGCCACGCCGGGGTCACGCTCCGCGCGGTGCAGAAGGCGATCGAGGCCGGCTACATCAAGGTCAACGCCGACAAGAAGATCGACTCCGACCAGGCTGACCGCGACTGGCGCAACAGCAGCGAAGTGCTCCGACCTCCTGTCAGCATCAACCAGCCTGAAAAAAATCGCGCGGTTCCTCCGGCTGCGCCGGGCTGCGGGGAAAGCGGGGACGCTGACCTCGGCGAGCCCGAGGGCGAAGGCGACTCGTCGACCAGCGAGTACCGTACGCACCGCGCGGCGCGGGAGAAGTTCAGCGCGCTGAAGCAGGAGCTCGAGTACAAGCAGCTGGCCGGCGAACTGATCCCGGTCGACGAAGCGAAGCGCATTGCGTTCACGACGTTCCGCGGCATCCGCGATTCGGTGCTCAACGTGCCGGCCAGGTTGAAGGACCAACTGGCGGCGCTGGACGACCCGCACCAGGTGGAGCGCCTGCTCGAATCCGCCCTATCTGCCGCGCTGGCCGGCATCGATGTCGGCAAGCTGCTGCAGGACCAGGACGAGTAAATGGGAGCAGTCGACGAATTCATTCGATCCCTGACGGACGCGATCAAGCCGGACGACCGGATCCCGATCGCGGAATGGGCGGAGAAGCACCGGATACTGCCGCCGGACAGCCCGGAGCCGGGGCCCTGGCGCAACAGTCGCACGCCGTACCTGGTCGGCATCATGGATGCGCTGTCGCCCGACAGTCCCTACAGGGAGATCTACCTCAAGAAAGGCCACCAGCTCGGCGGCTCGGCGCTGGGCGAGAACTTCATCGGCCACTCGATTACGTCGGCGGCCGGCAACATTCTGGCGGTGTTCGCCACTGTGGAGGACGGCGAGAAGTGGAACCTGTCGCGCTTCGAGCCGATGCGCGAATCGACGCCCGAGCTGAAGAAGCGGATCCGTGACAAGGAGGTCAAGGGCTCCGACAACACGCAGCGCCGCAAGAAATTCCCGGGCGGCTTCCTGCAGATCATCGGCGCGAACAGGCCGGGCGGCCTGAAGTCCTCGACGATGCGCTACGTGCTGCTCGAGGAGATGGACGAGTACGCCGGCGACATCGGCAACCAGGGCGCGCCGGAGACGCTGGCCAAGAAGCGGACCAGTAACTTCGGCCGCAAGGCGCGCATCTTCGGCAACAGCACGCCGACGATCCTGGGCAGCTCGCCGATCGACCGCAACTACCTGCGCGGTGACCAGCAGAAGTATATGGTCAAGTGCCCGGACTGCGGCGCACGGCAGTTCTTCAAGTGGGGCCAGATGAAGTGGCCCGAGGGCGAGCCGGAAAAGGCGCGCTACCTGTGCGAGCACTGCGACGTGCTCAGCACCGAGGCCGAGTGGAAAACGCGCGGCTACGAGGGCGCCTTCTGGCAGCCGACCGCGAAGGGTGAACCCGGGGTCGCCAGCTTCCACCTGCCGTCGTTGTATGCCCCGCTGGGCTGGCGGCCGTGGGCAGAAATGGCCGCGGACTTCGTTGCTGCGAAGGCTGACCCGGTCGCGCTGAAGGCCTTCATCAACAACGAGCTGGCCGAATGCTGGGAAGACCTGAGCGGCCAAATCAAGGGGGCCGAGATCGCGAAGCGACGCGAGGACTATGCACTGCGCACCATCCCGAAGGGCTGCCTGGCGTTGGTCATGTCGGTCGACGTGCAGGGCAACCGTCTTGAGTACAAGATCCTCGGCTTCGGCCGAGGCAAGAAACACTGGGTTATCGACTACTCGATCATCGATGGCGATCCCGCCAAGGACGATGTCTGGACCCGCCTGACCGCGCTGCGCGAGCGGCCGATCGTGAACAGCTTCGGCGTCTCGATGCGCGTGCAGACGTGTGCAATCGACTCCGGTGGTCACCACACGCACGAGGTGTACCACTACGCGCGTCTGTACCGGCATGCGGGTGTGTTTGCCGTCAAGGGCGCATCAACTGCTGGCAAGCCGGTGATCGGTCGCCCATCCTCGATGGACGTCACCCATAAGGGCCGCACCATCAAGGGCGGGGTGCAGCTGTGGCAGGTCGGCACGGACACGGCGAAATCGCTGCTGTTCAACTACATCGCGTCCGACGAAGAGTCTGTCCCGGAGGACCGCTTCATCCACTTCCCTGCCGGCCTGTCGGACGACTACTTCGAGCAGCTGACCGCCGAGGTGTTCGACGCCGACAAGTCGCAGTGGCGCAAGCTTCCTGGGCGCCGCAATGAGGTGATCGACCTGTTCGTGTACGGCTTCGCCGCGGCGTACCACCCGCTGCTGCGCCTCGACACGATGCGCGATGCTGACTGGGCCCAGCTGGAAAGCATGATCGAGCCCGTCAATGGCGACCTGTTTCGCGCGCCGTTGCCATCGCCCGATGAACCGGAGTCAGCAGCGGACGGACAGGAGCAGGCAGCTTTGCAGGGTGCCGCGACGGCACCGCAGCAATCGCCCGCGCCGGCACCGCAAGAAGAACAATCGCAGGAGAGCAGCTGGCTCTCCGGCACTGATAACTGGCTGGACTGAACATGGCATTCACACTTTCTCAACTCAACGCCCTGGAAGCGGCGCTGGCATCCGGCCAACTGTCGGTCAATTACGACGGCAAGAGCGTCACCTACCGCAGCGTCTCGGACCTGATGGCAGCGCGCAACCTGATCCGGGGTGAGCTGCTCGCGTCTGGCCAGCTGAGCGCCTCGCCGCTCTCCAACCGCGGCCCGGCTTCGCTGGCTACCTTCAGCCGGGACTGACATGAACCTCATTGACGAAGTTGTCGGGTTCTTCAGCCCCATGGCGGGAGTGCGACGCGCCCAGGCGCGCAGCGCACTGGGCATGATGCGCGGCTACGACGCGGCCAAGGTCGGGCGGCGCACGGACGGCTGGGTCGCCAACGGTGGCAGCGCCAACGTCGAGATCGCGCCAGCGCTGTCCCGTGTGCGCAACCGCTGCCGCGATGTGGTGCGCAACAACGAGTACGCGGCCAAGGCGATCGAGACGCTGTGCGTCAACACGGTGGGCGACGGCATTGTCGCGAAGGCGCCGGACCAGCAGCTGTGGGACGACTGGTGCGAGTACTGCGACGCGGACGGCCAGCTCGATTTCAACGGGCTGATCGACCTGGCGCATCGTACCCGGCGCGAGAGCGGCGAGGTAATCATCCGCTTCCGCTCCAGGATGCCGGATGACGGCTACGAGGTGCCGCTGCAGCTGCAGGTGCTCGAGCCGGATCACATCGACACGAGCAAGATGGGGCCCCTGGCCAACGGCAACTACGCGATCGCCGGCATCGAGTTCAACCTGATCGGACAGCGGGTCGCGTACTGGCTGTTCCCGGTGCACCCCGGCGAGATGGCGAGCTACCAGCTGGCCAGCCTTCAGAGCAAGCGCGTGCCTGCCTCGGAAGTACTGCACTACTACCGCAAGCGCCGGCCGAGCCAGGTGCGCGGCATGCCGGAGCTGGCGGTCTCGCTGCTGCGCCTGCGCGACCTGGCGGACTACGAGCAGGCCGAGCTGGTGCGCAAGAAGATCGAGTCGTGCTTCGTCGCCTTCGTGCGATCCGACGATACGTCGCTGCGCGTCGGCGAGACCAAGGTGACGCCGCGCGGGGTGAACGAGAAGGTCGCGCCGGGGATGATCAAGTACATCGGGAGTTCCGAGGGTGTGGACTTCGGTAGCCCGGCATCGAGCGGCGGCTACGGTGACTACACGGACACCCAGCTGCACGCGATCGCGGCCGGCGCCAACGTGATGCACTCGCAGATGACTGGCAACCTGTCGAACTTCAACTTTTCCAGCTACCGGGCCGGCCTGGTTGAGTTCCGGCAAATGATCAAGGCCGAGCAGTGGCTGGCCCTCAAGCCGATGGTACTGGCGCCGATCGGGCGCCGCTTCCAGGAGGTGGCGCGGTTGGCCGGCAAGACCCGCAAGCCGGTGAAGGCGATGGGCTGGACGATGCCGAAGCTGCAGTGGGTGGATCCACTCAAGGACGTGATGGCTGCAAAGGAAGCGCACCGCGGCACGATCAAGAGCATCTCCGAGACGATCCGGGAGATGGGCGAAGACCCGGACAAGGTGTTTGCCGAGATCTCAGCCGAGCGCAAGAAGCTGGCCGAGCTGAGCATCCTGACCGACTCGGATGCCGCAATCTCGCAGCGCCTGATCGACGCTTCCACTGCGGCGGACATGATCGGCCAGCAGCAGTAAGACTCCCTCCTCCCGTTACCACGCCCTGCCAGCAGCTGCTCGCAGGGCATTTTTAAAGGCGACACATGAATCCTAAAGACATCCCCGTCGAAGTCCTGCAGATGCCCATGCAAGCGCGCACGGCCCCGATTACGACGGTCAACGCGGAGACGCGTACCGTCGACCTGGTGTGGACCACGGGCGCCGGCGTGCGGCGCTACGACTGGTACAACGACCGGTACTACGTTGAGGAGCTGAGCCTCGATCCCAAGCACGTCCGCATGGGCCGGCTGCAGTCTGGCCAGGCGCCGCTGCTCAACACCCATTCGCGCTGGGACCTGAGCTCGGTGTTCGGCGTGGTGCGCACCGCAGCACTGGAGGCCGCCCAGGGCGTCGCCACGGTCGAGTTTTCGAAGCGCGAGGATGTTCAGCCCTACTACCAGGACGTGCTGGACAAGATCATTTGCAACGTCTCGGTCGGCTACACCGTCTTCGAATACGACCGCATCCCGCCGACCGCTGACGGCCAGCCGTGGATCTACCGCGCCATCGACTGGGAGCCGAGCGAGATCTCGCTCTGCCCGATCGGCGCGGATGCCGAATGCGGCACGCGCAGCGACGACCCGAACCAGCCGAACACCAAGCCGGGGCCCGATGTCCGCATGGGGCCTTGCAAGTTCAATACCCGTAACACCTCTGCAGTCCAACCGCCGGCAGCCGCCGGTAACCAAACCAGAAAGGGAAACACCATGCCAGGTGAACAAGGCAATCAGGCGGCGCCGTCCTCGGCCCCAACCCAGGCGCAACTCGACGCAGCACGCGCCGAGGGCGCCACACAAGAAGCGGCACGTCAGGCCGGCATCCGCGAGGCAGTCACCCTGGGCGGCCTGGACACGGCATATGCCGACCAGCTGATCGGCCAGCGCGACATGACGGCAGCGGACGCCGGCATGGCCGTGCTGCGCGAGAAGGCCAAGCGCGACGCCGCCAACCCGACCCGCTCCGCCGCCGATATCCGCACCATCAGCGACGAAACCGAAATGCGCCGCAACGCGATGGGCGACGCGATCACCCTGCGCGCCAACCCGAACGCGGCCTTCCGCAGCGACGCGGCTCGCGTTGAAGCTGCGCGCCAGTATCGCGGCATGAACCTGACCGACATGGCGCGCGCATCGATCGAAGCAGCCGGCGGCAGCACGCGCGGCATGTCCCGTCGCGAGATCGCGGTGATGGCGCTGAACCTGGACCGCGATATGCAGGGTCGTGCAGGCATGAGCTCGACCAGCGACTTCCCGCAGATCCTGGCGGGCACGGTCAATCGCACGTTGCGCACGGCCTACAGCATCCAGCCCCGCACCTTCACCGGCTGGGCGCGCGAGTCGACGGCGCCTGACTTCCGCGAAGTTGCGCGCACGCAGCTGTCCGAATCCGCTGCGTTCAAGCAGATTAAGGAAGGCGGCGAATACAAGATGATTACCTTCGGCGACTCGGCCGAGAAGTACTCGCTGGGCAAGTGGGGCGGCATCGTCGCGCTGACCTGGGAAACGATCATCAACGATGACCTGGGCGCATTCGACCGCATCCCGCTGGCACTGGCGGCCGAGGCGGCGGCGATCGAGGGCGACATCGTCTACGGCATCATGACGGGGGCCGCAGCCATGTCGGACGGCGTCGCGCTGTTCGATGCTGTCCATGGCAACCTGGCCGGTGCGGCCGGCGCGATCACCGATATGACGCTCGGCGACGGCCGCGCAGCGATGCGCAAGCAGATCGGCCTCAAGGGCCGCGTGCTGAACCTCACGCCGTCGTTCCTGATCGTCGGCCCGGACAACGAGAGCGCTGCGAATAAGTACACGTCGGCCTCGTTCGTTGCAGCCAAGGCGGGCGACATCAACCCGAACTACAACACCAGCTTGGAAGTCGTGGTCGACCCGCGCATCCAAGGCAAGGCCTGGCACCTGTCGGCAACCCCGGCGCTCGTCGACACCATCGAGTTCGCGTACCTCGAAGGTGAGCAAGGCCTGTTCACCGAAACCCGCCAGGGCTTCGAGGTTGATGGCCTGCAGATCAAGGCGCGCCACGTGTTTGGCGCCAAGGCGATCGACTGGCGCGGCATGTACAAGAACGCCGGGGCGTAACGCTCGCCGCTTCGAGCCGTAGTGATGGCCAGCTGTGATGGCTGGCCAGTTCGTTTTCCGAAGTGCTCAATTTCAAAAGGAACCATATGAAATGCTTTATCCAGCGCGGCCTTACCCTGACTCTGCTCGCCGCTGCCGCCGTCCAGGCCGGCGAGGCTATCCTCGTCGGGAAGATCTTCGGGGTGGCCGTGGCCAACGTCGCAGCCGGTGCAAACGGCGAATTCATGACCGAAGGCGTGTTCGAGCTGCCCGCGCTCGGCGCCGACGTCGCGGCTCAAGGCGCCGTACTGTACTGGGACACCGCCAACAAACGCTTGACGGTGACTGCCGCCGGCAACACGCGGGTCGGCGTGGCTGTGGTGGCCAAGGCAAACGGCGCCGCGACGGCCACGATCAAGCTCGACGCCGTTATTAGCTGATCATGTCGTTCGGCGCTGATGTGTTCTGGCCGGCCTTCAAGCAGGCCGGCATGCTGGACGTGGCGGTCTACCAGCCGTTGAACGGAGTGGCTGTGCCGTTCGACGTCGGGTTCAACCGCCCTGACCAGGTGGTGCTCGATGGGATGGTGCACACCACCGACTACAGCATCGAGTACCAGGCCGCCGACATCGAGCTGCAGCGCGGCTACGTGCTGCGGATTGACGGCGTCGACTACAAGGTCCGGCAAACGCCCGCAGCGAAGGGGGACGGGACGTTCTACGTCGCCGCGCTGGAGGTGGTAAAGCCATGACGACAGCCCGAGAGAGTTACATCCAGGGGCTGATCGCCGTGCTCGAGGCCAGCCCGTGGTTCCCGGCCGGCGTGTCCCGCTCGGTGACCGTGGCATTCCGCCGCGAGGAAAGCCCGGTCCTGATCGTCCACCGCGGCGCCGAGGAGATCGAGAACAGTCTCGGCGACGACACCGAGCGGCACTGCGAGATCCTGGCCAGCGTGGTGTCGCGCGCCGAGGCTCCTGACCAGGAGGCGGACGAGGTCATGGAGGTGGCGCATCCGATCATCATGCAGTACAGCGCGCCCGGCATCGTCCTGATCGAAGAAGTCGGGACCAACGCGCCGGTGTTCGCTGGCGCCGATGGTGGCGCCTGCCTGGTGACCACCCGCTACAAAATCCATTACTGCACGGACCGGCTCAGCCTTAGCGCCTGACGTGCCTGCAGCTTCAACAATTGCCGCCTTGTGCGGCGCTTTTTTTGAAAGGTATTACATGCCCGGAATTTCTGCACAAGGCAGTACCCTGGAGATCGCGACCGGTACCGGCGATGAGGTGGTCATCACCGCTATTTCGCTTGGCTTCCCTGCGATCGTCACCAGCGAAGGCCACGGCCTGACCAACGGCACAGTCGTCGCGCTCGCCGACATCGGTGGCACGATGGCGGTGCTCAACGGCACGTCCCACGTCGTCGCCAACGCGACCGCCGACACCTTCGCCCTCCTGGATGTCAACACGACCGGCCTGGCCTACGCGGACGGCGGTACCGCCACCCCGACGGGCTACACCAGGATCAAAGGCCTGCTGTCGTTCGACGGTTTCGACGGCGCCGCATCCGACATCGACTCGACGGACCTGGACAGCGAGGCGATGGAATACATCAGCGGCCTGCGCGACGAAGGGAAATTCGGCTTCGAGATCAAGGTCCTCAAGGACGATAACGGCCAGATCGCCCTGCGCGCCGCGCGCACCAGCGGCGCAAAGGTTGGAATGAAGCTGTCCCTGCCGGATGGCAGCGTGGCTACCTTCAGCACCCTGGTCAAGTCGATCCCGAGCTCGGGCGGCGTCAACGCGCTGCTCAAGGTTAAGGTCGACACCAAGATCAGCGGCCCCGTGGTCTGGAGCTGACCATGGCAGGCCTGTTGAACAAAGCGGCGATCCTCGGCGTCGCAGACCTGAAACACGAGGATGTGCCAGTACCACAGTGGGGCGGCACGGTGCGCGTTCGCGTGATGACCGGCGTGGAGCGCGACGAGTTTCGCGCCGCGATCGCGTCGGAAGGCGGCATCCCAGTCGGCAAGTTCTCGGCGGCCCTGCTCGCGGCCTGCTGCATCGACGAGGGCGGCCGGCGGTTGTTCACGATGGGGGACATGGAGGCGCTGCAGGCCAAGAGCGCCGCGTCGCTGGACGCGCCAGCGGCCGTAGCCATGCGCTTGAACGGGCTCGGCCCCACCGCAGTCGAGGATGCGGTAAAAAACTCCGCGAGCGGCCAGAGCGGAGATTCTGGTTCCGACTCGCAAAAGAGCTAGGCAAGAGCGTCCGCCAGGCCCAACTGGAGATCAGCTCGGCCGAGTTCACCGAATGGCAGGCCTACTACGAGCTCGAGCCGTTCGGTGACCAGGTTGCCGACATGCGGCATGGCACGGCGGCCGCGCTCTTGGCGAACATCAACCGCAGCGGCAAGGATCGACCGGAGCCCTTCCATGCCGCCGACTTCATCAGCTGGGGTGATCTCGGCCGAACCGAGGCCGCCGAGGAGGAGGAAGAGCCGACATTGCTCGAGGATCCGGTCGCGCAGTCCAACCTGATCCGGGCGGCGATGTTTGGCCTGCCTCCCCGGTAGGTTAATATGCCGTATTTGCAACTTTCCGAGGATAAACAATGCGGCGTTTTATTGGACTTTGCTTTGCCCTATTTTGCAGTGAGGCTACCGCACAAGCCCCGCGCATGCCGAAGTTATGCAGCTTTGACTATGACGTAACGAGCTCCGAAATTGGCTATCCGGAACAAGTGTCGGATCGCGGATCGGGATCAAAGGAGTGGGTGTATATAGACGGCACCACGTTTACATTCAAAGATCGGTATTTGGTAACAATTACGGCGAAGAGCGGAGATATCCTAGCGAGAACGGAAGATTGCACCCTTTCCGATAAATCCGATGCAGCTCTCGCGTTGCCCCCTCCAGCAGTTAAGTTGCCGGTGAAGCTGGCAGCGAAGCCAGTCGCAAAGCGTCCGAAGATCAAGAAGGAAGGCGTCCGAATCGGGATGACCCAAGCAGAGGTTCTCGCGTCAAGTTGGGGGCGCCCTGACGACATCAACAAGACGACCACCGCATACGGTACCTCGGAGCAGTGGGTTTATGGGCATCGGAATTATCTCTATTTCCGGAATGGGATTCTGACCACCATTCAGAACTGAATACGTCCTACCCTCCCCGAGAATTCTCGGGATTAATCAACTTTGAAAAGCTCGCCTCGGCGAGCTTTTTTCATATATGGGTCCCGCATGGCAAATCTTGGCTCGATGGTAGTTACGCTTGAGGCGAACATCGCGAAATTCCTCAGCGACATGAAGAAGTCGGGGAAAGAAACCGAAGACGCCATGAAGCGCGTCGAGGGCGCGATCGAAACCGGCAAGAGGGCACTGGAGCTCCTGGGCGTCGGGGTGACGGTCGGCGCATTTGCCGAACTGATCAAGGGCTCGATCGACGCGGCTGACGAGCTGCGCGACATGTCGCAGAAAACGGGCGTCGCAGTCGAGACGCTGAATGGCCTGGGCTTCGCTGCGGGCCAGGCTGGCGGCGACCTCGAAAGCGTGGCTGCCGCGGCCGGCAAAGTGAACAAGTCCGTCGCCGAGGCCGCCGGCGGGAACAAGGACATGGCCGAGGCCTACGACAAGCTCGGCATTAAGGTGCGCGATGCGAACGGCAACCTGAAGACCGCCGACGTGATCATGGCCGAGGTGGCCGACAAGTTCAAGGACTGGGCTGACGGCCCGGAGAAGAGCGCGATCGCGCTGCGGATCTTCGGCAAGGCCGGCGCCGACATGATCCCGCTGCTGAACGATGGTGGCGACGCGATGCGCGAGAACATCGCCTACGCCAAGCAGTACAGCGGCGTGACCGAGGATCTGGCCAATGCCTCGGACAATTTCAACGACACGATGGGCAAGCTGTCGGTACAGCAGAAAGGCTTTTACAATTCCATCACGTCGGCTGTGCTGCCGGTCCTGCAGACGGTGGCCGACGAGATGCTGGGCGCTGCCGAGGGCTCCGACAAATTCTCCATCGCTGGCGAAGCGGTGCGCACCGTGCTCGAGACGTTCGTGGTTGTCGGTTCGGAAGTGGGCTTCATCTTCAAGGGTGTCGGCACCGAGATCGGCGGCATCACGGCCCAACTCGCCGCACTGGCTCATGGCGACATCCAGGGCTTCAACGCGATAAGCGAGGCGATGAAGGCCGACGCGGAGAAGGCGGCAAAGGAGCATCAGGAATTCATCGACAAGGTGCTCAATCGCACGCCGAAGCCAAGCGAGCAGCCGGCACCTGAAGCGGACGCCAACAAGCCGAAGCCCCGCGCGCCAACCTTGCGCGCCAAGGGCGACGACCCGACCAAGGCGCTGCTCGAGGGCCGGCTGAAGGTAATCGAGGCCGCCTATGCCCAGGAGCGCGATACGGCCGCCTACCACGACCAGGTGATGCAGGAGCTGCGCAGCCAAGACATCGTGGACGTGCAGACGTATGCACAGTACAAGATCGCGGCCATCGAGCAGGCACGGGATTCGGCCGTGCGCGCATATGACGCCGAGATCGCAGCCCTGCAGAAGGCCCATGGCGCAGCGGCCAAGGAAGCCGACCGGGTCGCGATCGCGAACCAGATCAACGAGAAGGTCGCGCTGCGGGACAAGGCGCGCACCGACGCGGTCCGCCAGCTGCAGCTGCAGACGCTCAGCATGGGCGCCGCCCAATCCGGCCTGAACAAGGCAATGGAGGACTGGAACCGCGAGCAGACGCAGGCCGAGAGCCAGATGCAGTTCACCAACGACCTGTACGGCAAGTCCGCCCTGGAGGTCGCGAAGCTGACGCAGGCGCGCCGCCTCGAGCTGGAGATCGAAGAGAAGATCCGCCAGGCCAAAGAGAAAGGCACGATCACCGAAGAGTCGATCGCCCGGTACCGGAAGGACGCCGCGGAGCACGCGGCCAAGGCCAATCTCGCCGCAACCCAGTCCGTCGGCAAGCAGCTCGTGGATTCGCTGCAGACGCCGCAGGAGAAGGAAAACCAGGAGTACGCGAACCGGCTCAAGGATCTGCAGGAATACCGCGATACCGAGCTTGCAAACACCGTCGAAGCCGACCTTGCCATCGAGCGCGAGAAACAGCGCCACGTGGCCGCCATCACGGAGATGGAAGCGGCAAACAGCCAGCAGTCGCTGGCCATGGCTGGCGACACTGCGGACCAGCTCTACAACCTGCTGAAGTCGGCCGGGCGGGAGCAGTCGGCACTCGCCAAGGCGGCGTTCCTGGCCAACAAAGCGATCGCCGTCGCCGAGATCATCCTCAATACCGAGGTGGCCGCAGCGAAGGCAGGCGCTCAGCTGGGCGTCTTCGGGATTCCGATGGCCACGATGATCAGGGTGACCGGCTATGCAAGCGCCGGGATGGTGGCGGGCATGGCCATCGCTGGCCAGCGCGAGAAAGGCGGCTCGGTGTGGGATGGCGGCGCCTTCCTGGTCGGCGAGAAGGGGCCGGAGATCTTCCGGCCGCCGACGCACGGCACCATCATCCCGAACAACAAGATCGGCGGCGCTGGCGGTGATCTCAAGCTCACCATCGTGAACAACACCCGTTCGCCGATCGGGACCGTGACCGAGCAGCGAATCTCGGATAACGAGCGTGCCCTGATCATCTCGGAAGCCGTGAACGCTACCGCCTCTTCGATGGCGGACCCGAACAGCCGCACGTCGCGTGCCCTGTCCCGCCACCTCAACGTATCGAGGAATCGATGATGCCCAATCCCCAGATGCCGAACGGCTTCACGCCGACGGTCGCAGCGTATTCGATGGACGACCCGGGCGGTGTGCTGCGCACCGACGTCGCCGGCGGCGCCGCGCGCTACGGTCTCGATTGGGACCGCGGCCCGCAGCGCTACCAGGTGACGCTGATCCTGGATGCGCTGAAGTTCTCGGTGTGGACCGCGTTCTACCACCACATCATCAAGAAGGGCGCGATCACCTTCGACATGCGGCTCGACTCCGGCTTCGGTACCGAGCTGCATGCCGTGAACATCATGCCCGGCTCGTACTCGGCAGCGCGCACTGGCGGCGTTGCCGTGGTCGTGTCGTTCGTGGTCGAGGCGGAGAACAAGGTGTACGAGATGTCGGCCGCTGACGCTGCTGCCATGGTCGACCTGTACAACGCTGCCGGAACGGGCTCGAACGCGCTGCTGCAGCGCCTGGCCACGTTTGCCCTGGTCGACACCAACGCACTGGACTTCTGATGAGCATCGACCTCGACACCCGCCTGCGCCGCTTCCTGGCGTCGGCGCCGCAGACCATCTGGCCGATCGCCACGCTGCAGATCAGCCACTCGGCGATGAGCAAGACCTACCACCTGTGGCGCGAGCCCTACCCCGGCCAGACCGTCGCCGACGGCGTGCTGGTCGATATGCAGCCCGCCAACATCGAGATCAAGCTGGCCGGCAGCCAGGGCCACCTGGACCAGAAGTTCGACATCCGCCTCGGCCTGGTCGACATCGAGGACGAGTTCCGCGAGCAGCTGGACCGGATCCCGATCGACACGACCGAGAAGATCAAGGTCGTGTACCGCGAGTTCCTGAGCGACGACCTGACCACGGCGCAGGCGACGGCGGTGCTGCAGGCCGAGAGCATTTCGTATGTGATCGGCGCGGCCAGCATCACCGCCGTGTCGCCGCGGCTGAACATGACGCGCACCGGCGAGCTCTACGCCCCGAAAGAAATCCCGATGCTGAGAGGATTCCTGTAATGAATATCAACGCCTACCTGGCCAAACAGTACGACTCGCCGCCCTGCTGGCAGCTGGTTGCAGACGTCTACACTTCCGAGCTGGGCCTGCCGGTAACGGACTACAAGACCGTCAACGGCTCGATCCGCGCGATCGCCAGCGCCTTCCGCATCGCCCTGCACAAGTCGCCCGAGGGCTTCGCGCAGATCGCCGAGCCGGTCGACCACTGCATCGTCCTGATGGGGAAGACGGCCGCGATGGGCCTGCACCACTGCGGCGTGTTCTACCAGGGCGCGGTGCTGCACGGCCTCGAGGCCGGCAACCGCTTCGAAGAGATGTCGGTCATCCGCGACACCTACGCGCTGATCGAGTTCTGGGCCCGCACAGCATGACGCGCATCCGACTTTACGATTCGCCGTTCGCGCCGGTCGCGCCCCGGGTGTTCGAGGTGCCGAGCCTGGCGCAATGGCTGTTGGAGCACTACGGCGACGCTCCGGCCGTCACCGTCCAGATCTTCACTGGCGAGCCGTGCGCCGAGAACGAGATCAGCCGGGATGCCCGCGCGATCCTCGCCGGCGACTGCCCGGAATACGTGGTCCTGCAGAGCCCCGGCGGCGACCCGCTGACGTGGGCCATCGCGGCCTTCGTGGTCTCGGCCGTGGTCGCGGTGGCGGCCGTGGTGCTGATGCCCAAGCCGGTCATGCCGGAGAACGTCAACCGCACCCAGCAGAGCCCGAACAACGCCCTGGGCAGCCGCGAGAACAAGGCGCGCCTGCTCGAGCGCGTCGAGGACATCTACGGCACGGTCAAGTCGATCCCGTCGCTGATGATGCCGACCTATAACAAGTACATCGGACACCAGAAGTTCGAGTACGGCTATTACTGCGTCGGGCGCGGCTATTACGACATCGACGAGGTGCGCGACGGCGACACCCTGATCGCGGACATCGACGGCGCCAGCGCGGCCTTCTACGACCCGTTCACATCGCCCAACAGCGGCGCGCCGGTGCTGCAGATCGGCGCGCCGATCGTCGACGACATCGTGACGGCCAAGCGCGCGATCGAGGTCGACGGCATCACGCTCAAGGCGGAGAACCAGGTGCAGCTGCCGGCGGGCGCGAACTACAAGTTCACCCCGCTGGCTGGTGGCGGCCGGATCACCCAAGTGGACAAGAAGCCGAACTTCAATTCGGTGCTCGAGCCGGGTGATCAAGTTACCGTGGCGATGCTCGGATTTAACGCGACCTCCTTCCTCGGGCTGGATTTCGACGGGTCGAAGGTGGGCGAGACCGTCATCGGCGGGCCCTACAACTACTCGGGCACGTACACCGTCTCGACCGTTTATGACGGCGCGATCGTCGTGACGAGGGTAGGCGGCGGCGCCTGGGCGGTGGAACATGAGATGACGGCCACGATCACCGTCGTCGACGCGACGTACATGCCGGATTGGGTGACGCTGCCGGCAGCTGACCGCACCGAGGTGTGGTGCAACGTGATAGCCCAGAACGGCATGTTCAAGGACGACAACGGCCGCTCGCTCACGAGCGTGGAATTCGAGATCGAGATCGAGCAGCTCGATGCCGGCCTGACGCCAACGGGCACGGTCGAGACCATCACCGGCATGCTGCAGGGCGCAGTGCAGGACGAGCGGGCCGAGACGATCGAGCACGTCACCGCCTGGACCGGGCCGGCGCGCGTGCGCATGTACAGGACGACACCGTTCGATTTCGACTTCACCGGCACGGTGGTCGACGAGATCAAGTGGCAGGACCTGTACAGCGTGTCGCCGGTGGCGAAGGCGGAGTTCGGGAACAAGACCACGGTGCACACGATCACGCAGGCTACGGCGCGCGCGACGGCCGTGAAAACGCGCCAGCTTAACTGCCTGGCGTCGCGCAAGCTGCCGGTTTATGACGGCGCCTCGTTCTCCGGCGCGCTGGACGAGGACGGCCGGCTGGTATCGGGCGCCATCGCGGCCACGTCGAAGCTGGTGGACATCATCGCCGCGGTGTCGGTCGATCCGAAGATCGGGCGGCGCGACCTGGCGAGCGAGGTGGACATGCGGCAGATCTGGGGCGTGCAGCAGGCGCTCGATGCGTGGCACCCGGAGTGCGGCCAGTTCTCCTACACCTTCGACTCGGACAACACCAGTTTCGAGGAGACGGTGGTCATGATCGCCAACGCGGGTTTCTGCATCGCGTACCGGCAGAACGGCAAGATCCGGCTGGCCTTCGACCGGGCCCAGGCTAACAGCACCGCGCTCTTCACGCACCGGAACAAGAAGCCGAAGGCCGAGACCATCACGCGCGCCTTCGCTTCCGATGCCGAGTATGACGGGGTCGAATTCGTCTACTCCGACCCGGACAGCGGGCAGTCGGAGACGATCACGCTGCCGCTCGACGGTTCGCACACGAAGGCGAAAAAGTTCGAGATTGCCGGCATCCGCTCGTTCACCCAGGCGTGGCTGCGGGCGAACCGGGAGTACCGCAAGCTGCTCGGCCAGCGCATCACGATCGAGACCACCACCACGGCCGATGCCCGCTCGCTGCTGCCGGCGGCTCGGATCGATGTCGTCGACAACACGCGCTTCAAGTCTTGCGACGGCGAGGTGGTGCGGCAGGATGGGCTCACGCTCACGCTGAGCCGGGACGTTGCGTTCGTGGCTGGCCAGCCGCACAGCATCGTCCTGATGCGCCGGGATGGCTCGCTACAGAGCATCGCCTGCAGCGCCGGCGCCGAGCCGAACCAGGTGGTGCTGCAGGCGCTGCCCACCGAGGAGATCGTGACGAGCTACGGGCAGGACGGCATCCGTACGATCTACAGCTTCGCCGCCGACGGCGCCCGTGGCGCGCAGGCGTACCTGGTGCAGGAGATCGACCTGTCGGACCCGCAGTACGTGACCGTCCGCGCCATCAATTACTCGGACGATTACTACGCAGCGGATTACGCGGCGATCCCGGACTCGTCTGAAATCATCAACTGAGGGACACTATGGTCGAACAAGTACAGATTCCACATAGCATCGTGGAAGGGAAAAAGCCGCTGCCGGCAGAAGTGATAGTGGGCGGGCTCGCGGTCAATCTGACCGATTACACGCTGTACAGCAAGGGCTACGACAATGTCGTGATCAAGGTGAGCGGGCTGGTTGCGATCGAGGATGACAACGTGAGCGACGTGCCTGTGTACCTGGCCTGGGTGAGGCAAACCCGGGGCACCGTTCACCAGTACATTACGACCACGAAACTGTCGTTCAACCCGGCGACTGGGATTCTCCAGGCGACGAAGTTTGTCGGCAACGGTGCTGCTCTTACGGGCCTCACAAAGGCGCAGGTAACCGATGCGCTTGGGTACACCCCAGTGTCGCCGGTGGGAACACCTCTGGCACCGCCCGCCACAGACCTCGCTACCGCGATCGCGCTCGCAAATAGCATCCGGGCTGTGCTGATAGATCGCGGCATAGGTTCATAAAAAATAGGTAGTCACCACCAAGCGCCGATGGCGCTTTTTTTTCGTCCAAAGAAAAGGATTTACATGCCGGCCTTGAATGTCAACGACCTGAATAATGGCAAAAAGGACCTCGACCATATTGCCGAGATTGCAGTATCAGAAAACCAGACGGCGACGGACCGGACGGGGAAAGTTAAGCTGACTGTTAAAGGCGCGATTAATTCGCTCAAGGCCTTCAACGTACGGGGGGCATTTGCACCGGGCGCCGCCTACGTAATGAAAGATGTTTATACCAGTGACGGTATCGCATATGTCGCCGTCAGTGACCATATCTCAACGACAGTCGCTGCGGACCTGGCGGCAGGGAAGGTAGCGGTCCACCAAGGAGCAACGCGGGAAGACTTGGCCGCAGCAGGTGGTGCAAGCATGATGGGGTATCTACACGCCCCGGGCGTCGACAAGAGCGACCTGCAGTCCGCCCTGCGCGCTGAGCTGCACAACGTGAACCTGTACTTCATCGCCGGCGAAGCAGACGTCCAGCCAATGTTCGTGCGGGCGCTGGCGATACAGAAGCGCGTGTGGGTGCCGCCAGGCACCTACCATTTCAACAGCAGCCTGCCGATCCCGAACAACCGCATCTTGGACGGCGACGGCTCAGACACAGTCCTGTCTTTCAACACGGTCGGCAATGGAATCACCAGTACCTGCGCGATCAACGGCTCCACCGCGGCGAACGTCACGCTGTCCAATCTAGCGGTGGTGTGTACCAATGGCGCGAATGCCGGCGGCGGCTTCGTGCAGGTGGGTGGCAGCTACGTCGATGTCTACAAGGTCAATTTCAGTGGCTGGAAACATGGCGTGATCTTCGACCAGACCGAGATCGCCTCGATCCGCCACTGCCAGTTCCTCGAACCGCCGTTCGCCGTCTCAGGCGTCTGGTTGACCAATGGCCCGGACCACACTCCGGCCGCGCAGACCTACTTCACCAACCGCATCACCGTCGAGAACTGCCAGTTCAACTGCGCTGCCGGAGCGCAATACAACATCCTCGACGATGGTGGTGTCTCGCACGAATTCAGGGGCAACAACTTCAATGCCGGCAACACTGGCATTCGCGCATCCGGGGTCGTCGGCCTGAGCATCTGCGGGGCAAATGAATCGGAGGTGCACGACAACGAAGACATTTTGTTGTGCGACACCACCGCCGCTGGTGCTTACGTTGGTCCGTGCCGTTCCTTCGAGATCACTGGTGGCAACTCGCTGTTTTCCTTCTCTGGTGGCCGCAACATCAGCATCCAGAACGGCGTCAACGGCCGAATCTCCGGGAACTACTTCGGCCAGGCCGCTGCCGCCATCAACTTCCTCAATGGCGCCGCCAACCAATCGACTGGCATCATCGTTGAAGGCAACAGCAAGATTCTATCTGGCCCGGGCATCACCGCTGGGCCGTTCATCGCAGGATTCCCGCGTTCGCTCCGGCAGAACATTATCCGGCAGACCGCCGTTACCTATATCCCGCTTGCGGCGGCTGCGGGAACGGTCACGATCACCCCGGCCACGATGGAATTCATCAGCCCTGGTACGAGACTGCACATTACCAACCCGGACGGCACGAACGGCGAGGACACAATTGTCACCGCCACGACCGCGGCCAGCTTCACCTGCGTCCTGACTTCTACGAAAGTGGCGCTGGCCCACGTCTACGGCGCAACGCCGGCATACCAAGAAGAAGGCCTGTGGACGCCGACGCTTGGGGCGACCGCGGCGAGTGGCGTGCATGCCTACAGCCTTCAAAGAGGCCAGTATTCGCGCCGCGGCAATCTGTGCACGTTGTCATTTGCGTTGGCCGTGTCGATCAAGGATGTTGCCCTCGACGGCACCGTGCGCATTTTGGGCCTGCCATTTCGTGCGGAGAACATCGCTGGTAACCTCGAATTCGCCAACGTCGCGCTCTTCGAAGGCTTCACCTTCGCCGGCGGCTACACCCACCTTTCTGGTCTGCTTTCCCCTGATGGGTTGACCATTGACTTGCGGAAGTCGGGCAGCGGCCTCGCTGTGGCACCAGTACCGGCCACCGACATCCCGGGCGCGACCCTGGGCCTGTACGGAGAAATCACCTACGAGACGAGTGCTCTTTGACCCGATGCCACCGTAGTAGCCCTGATTCTGCACGAATTTCCCCTAGCCCCCCCCAGTTTTCATCCCGCGGTAACTTGACCATGAAAGTACAACAAATGAGTGAACCAATTTCGGGCGCCGCTGCCGGCGCCGTTGGCTGGAAGATCATCGGCGGGCTGGCCGGCATGGGCGCGATCGGCGCCGCCCTTGCGGCCTTTGTCGTGATGGCGATGACCAAGCCTAAGACCGAGCAGGAATGGCGCGTTGCATTGGCCTGCACCTTCGTCGGCTCCCTGGGCGGTGGCGCCGCCCTGATTAAGTACCTGGGCGTCGAGCACTGGTCGAACGACGTGCTTGGCCTGGTGGCGCAGGGTGGTCTGATATTCACGTGCGGACTGCCCGCATGGACGCTCATCCGGGCGCTGTTTAAGTACCTGGAGAAGCGCAAGGACGCCGATATCGTCGAGATCGCCAACGATGTGAAGGGGGTGCTGTGATGGCGACCAGGGGAAGCGTTGACCAGATGATCGACGAGCTGATCGGCCGCGAGGGCCGCTATTCCAATAGTCCGGCCGATGCCGGCGGCCCGACTATGTGGGGCATTACCGAGGCAGTCGCGCGCCGCCGCGGCTATACCGGGCTGATGCGCGACCTGCCGCGCGCGCTGGCGGTCCATATCTTCCGCGACGAGTACTTCGTCGCCCCGGGATTCGACAAGGTCTACGCGCTGTCCCAGCCGATCGCAGAAGAGATGTTCGACACCGGCGTGAACATGGGTACCGGTCTTCCCGGGCCCTGGCTGCAGCGCGTCCTCAACGCGCTGAACAACCACGGCAAGGACTATCCCAACGTCGGTGTGGACGGCAGGATCGGCCCGGCCACCATCGGCGCGCTGCGCGACTTCCTGAGCCGCCGCGGGGCCGACGGCGAGAAGGTGATCCTGCGCGCGCTGAACTGCCAGCAGGGCGTGCGCTACCTCGACATCACCGAGAAGCGCGAGGCGAACGAGGATTTCTATTACGGATGGCTGCTTAACAGGGTGGAGGTATAACATGGAATGGCTCAAACAAATCGCGCCGTCATTGGCGACTGCCCTGCTCGGCCCGCTCGGCGGGGCCGCGGTGTCCGCGATCGGCTCCGCGCTCGGCATGAGCGACGCCGATAAAGCGAAGATCGAGGCGACGCTGAAAAGCGGGCAGCTCTCGGGCGAGCAGCTCGCCGCAATCCAGCAGAAGGAAATCGAGTTCAAGGCGCAGATGGCGGGACTCGGCGTGGATCTTGAAAAAATCGCCGCGGCTGACCGCGACAGCGCGCGCAAGATGCAGATTGAGACCAAGAGCCTGGTGCCGGCGGCGCTGGCCATCGTGGTCGTGCTGGCGTGGGTGGCGATCCAGTGGTATCTGCTCTCGCACGTGGTCGACGCCAGTATGCGCGAGCTGGTGGCGCGGGTGCTTGGCACGCTCGACGCGGCACTGACGCTGGTGCTGTCGTTCTACTTCGGGTCGTCCCGGGGCTCGCAGGACAAGGACGAGACGATTAGCAAACTGTCCGGCGCCTGACCTTCCTGCACTGGCCGTCGCTTGGCGGCCAGCACCTACCTGCAGGCCATCTTCACCGTGACCTGCCCGCGCTCGTGCACCCGCAGCGTGCATTCGGTCGCGCGCACGCTCATTGGCTCGAACCGCTGAGCCGTGCCGTCCTTCCCGTAAGCGCACATCAACCACTTTGGCTCATTCCCTGGGAAGCGGTACCGTATCTCGTAGCCGCCCCGCATCTTCCGCAGGTCGCCACCGGCCAGCTCGATTCGATCCTCAGCCGGACCGACCCGGATTGCTCCCGACGTCAACGCGGCGCCGGCATGCTGCTTCGGGCACTCGATCTCCTGCGCCTGAGCCGCAGCACCGACAGTCAACAAGGCGAATAGCAGGCGCTTCATACGACCACCACATAGAACTGGTCGGCATTGTCGCAGTCGCTGTAGGGGTTGCCCTGCTTATGCGAACGCTCGCCACGGGAGTCGATACGGCGCGGCATTACGACGTTGCGCGGCCGCCGGCTGGTGAACTGGTCCATGACATTGATGGCCATGACCCGGTCACTCGTCACGCTGCGGCGGAAGTCGAGAAACAGCGCCGCGTGATAGCCATGTCGATTCGGAAACCTGCCGTCGACAAAGTTCGCGATGACTGTACCGGGGTTCAGGTAGCTCAGGTCGACCACGCGCGGCCCCGGCCGCCAAGACCCGGTATGCCCGATGGTTGTCACCGCCTGCACCAGCGCAACGCACTCGCCGTCCCTGAACGGCGCGTGGCCATCAAGCTTGTCTACATTTCCCTGATAGATGACCGCTCCCATTTGCCCTCCTGTTATCGATGAGGATATGGTCGCAGGGTAGGGTTTACGGCAAGTTGGCGGCCGTCAACGGAAGCGCCGGGGCATGTCAAGGTCGCGCCGGCGCCGCGCGTCCCGGCCGGCGCTGGCGCGACCTAGTCGAGCCTCGAGGCCATCGCCTCCGCGGTCTCGTTGTAGTACACCTGCAGCTGGCGCAGATCGCGGTGGCCGACCATCCGCGCGAGGTCGAGCACGCCGAGCTTCTTGGCCAGCCTGGTGATGGCGAGGTGGCGCGTGTCGTGAAAGGTGCCGTCCTCGATCATCGCGCGCGTCTTCGCCTTGCGGAACAGGGCGTCGAGCGACGCGGCCGTGAGCCCGAAGATGGTCCCGCCCTCCGCCGGCAGCGGCAGCAGCTCGAGCAGCTCGACCGCGCGCGACGACAGCGGCACGTGGCGCTTGGTCCCGTTCTTGGTCTGCTGCAGCGTGGCCACCCGACCGCTCACGTCCTGCGGCATCAAGCCGCAGATCTCGCCGGCGCGCATCGCGGTCTCGATCGCGAACAGGAATGCGACCGCAATCCGCTGGCTGGTGGTCTCGGCCTGCTCGCTCCCGCCGAGGTCGAACCCAAGCGCGAGGCACAGGCGCGTGATTTCATCGTCGGTGTAGAGACGGTCACGCGGCGCCGATTCGGCCGGCCGGCGCACGTCGGTGGTAGGGCTGGTGGCGATCCACTTCCATTCCCTGGCGGCCGACGAGAACACGTGCGATATCAGGTTCAGGTCGCGATTGACGGTGGCGCCGGATACCTTGTCCACCTTGAGCCTCATGTCGCGCCATTTGCCCAGGATGTCCGGAGTCACGTCGGCCAGCTTCATGTCCTGCAGGGCGACGCCGTCGATCATCATGCGGCCGATCGCCGTCAGGCGAATCGCCTCCCAGCGGTAGCCGCGCTTGTGCGCGGAGACTTCCTTCTCGTAACGCCGGAAGGCGTCGTCGACCGTACGGCCGCGCTGGACGCCGGAGGCCTTCTCGGTGCGGATCTCGGTTTCGCGCTGGGCCGCCCAAGCATTGGCCTCGGCCTTCGTCGAGTGCGTCCGCGACTCGCGCACGCCCTGGATACGAACCTGGGCTCGCCAGCCCGTCTTAATTTTCGTTATCGATGCCATCTAGCTGCCTTCTGCTGAGTTACGCCGCGCGTCATTATGGCGTCAATCGTGCGTCATCGGTGCAGATATTATGCGGGGAAAAGTGGTATTTTGTAGCCGCATGGAACCCGACCAGAGCGTCGTAAGCCCTTGAAAATACTGAGGAAGTGGGGTTTTGCGGGGGT